TGCGGTTGAACCGCATCAACGCAGGGCGTGGATCTACACTTCGCTGCCCACCTGCGGGGTCTGGCTGACCGCTGCGCTACTGGCGGTCTTCACTGATTCGGCGCTGTTGGGTTGCTCGCACTCGATGCTGGTGCGGTAGCCGTCGCTGCCGATGCTGTGCTCGGCGCGCTTGACCAGCCACTGGCCGTCCACGCCATCGCGGAAGCCCTGCATCACCACCGTAGCCTCGGCCATCAGTGTCTCGCGGCCTGGAAGGCTGTAGCTCAGCGTACGCGTCTGCCGCGCCTGCTCGCGGTGCTTGGCGCGCGCGGCGGCTTCGGCGGTTTCGCGGTCGGCATAGGCCATGCGCAGGCGCACGATCGGCTCGCCGCTGCCCACCTTCACTTCCTGGCGCTGCGCGCCACGCACATCGCGGTAGTAGGCGATGGTGGTGCCGGCGTCGTCGCGGGCGGCGATGGTGACGCGGTAGCTGCTGCCATCGGCCGGGGTGAGGGTCACGTCCGGAATGCGTTCGCCGCTGGCGCTGGTCGATTCGCCACGTTTGACCAGCACCAGTCGACCGCCGCCCGGTTTTGCAATGGCGTCGTGCTGCTTGGCCAGGCGCAGCAGCAGGTTCATGTCCGACTCCTGCGACTGCACGGTCAGCGGCAGCACGATGGATGCCAGCGACGCACTCACCGCCGCGGTCAGTCCGTGTTCGGCCGCCATCCGCTGGACCATGTCGCCGATCGTCGTGCCCTTCTTCCAGCTGCGCGTTTTCTGCGTCTGCAGGTCGTTCTTGCCGCCTTTGCTGGTTTCGAACGGTGCGGCGCGGGCGCGCAGGGTCATGCTGCCGGGATAGCCGGAAATCTCCACCTCATCGCAGATGTACAGACCCATGCGTCGCACTTCGCCGTCGTAGCCGATGAAGGCCTCCAGCTCTGCGCCCACTGGCGGCAGCTGGATCGGGTCGTTCGGATCATGGTCGGCCAGTTGCAGCTCCAGTGTGTCGGAGCTGTTGCCGGTCTCGTCGGTGATGCGCAGCGACTTGAAGCGCGACATGATCTTGTCGGTGATGTCCTGGCTGTTGGCCACCACGCGGAATGCGGGTGCGATGTTCAATCCCACAGCGATACTCCCTTGCGTTCATTGGCGGGACGCTGCACGTCCGGCAGGACAATCGCCACGCCTGCAGTGAGCACAGGGCCGCGCGCGGCCAGACCGGGGTTTGCATCGAACACCGCGCGCAGGATCGCCGGTGACTGTTCGCCATAATGCGCGTAGGCAATACGGTCGACGACGTCGCCGTCGCGGGTGTTATACGTTCGTGCCATCGCTGTGTTTCCGCAGAGTGAGTGTGAAGTCCTGCTTCTGGATCTGGCTGTCGACGGTGAATTCGCTGGAGGTGACATCGATTTTCTCGATGACCCACAGACCCAGGTTGCCGCCCTTGCCGGTCAGCAGACGCTGCGGTTTTCCCTGGCTGGCCAGCTTGCGCAGTTGCGACATCTCGTTGCCGGCGCCACGGAACAGCGGGTAGACAATGCCTGGCAGTGTCATGGTGGCCGAGCCCGGGCCGGTGTACTGCAATGCAGCCATCTGCCCGACGCGATCCTGGGCCTGCCAGCGGAAATCGTTGGATTGCTGGATCTGCTGGAATACAGCCGTATTGAGGCTGAATTTGAAGCCACCCAGCATCAGCAGCACCGGTGCGTTGCCGGAGTCATTGCTTTTGAATTGCGACAGCAGCTTGTCCACTGCGCCGGTTACGAACTCGCGTTTCATGCTTAGTTCCTGTCTCCCAGAGTGGCACGGGCCTGCACGGCCTGCTGGTGCTGCAGCGCGTTGGCGGTCCGCCGTGCCAGCGCCTCGCTGGATTCACCCGGTTGCTGGTGGATGGTGATGTTGTTGGTCTGTTGCTGCTGCACGGTGGTGGGCGCGCGTGCGGTGGCGGAGGCGGGCATCGGTGGTGCAGTGCGGCCCTGGGACGGCGCGGGCAATCCCGGTGTACGACGCTCCACGACGCCGCTGTGCAGGCCGCCTACGGTAAAGCGCACGGGCGGCATCGCGACCTTGCCATCCCTGACGGCGGCGTAGCCGGCGGCTGCGCCGTTGGCTGCACCCACTGCCATGCGAGCACCATCCACGGCTTTGTCTTTGGCCATGCCAAGTGCGCTGCCGACCTTGTCCATCACCCCGCCGACGAAGTTCATCAGCGGAGCCAGCTCGGCCATGATGTAGCCGATAGCTGCAGTGGCCTTTTCGGAGATCCAGTCCCATACGCCGCCCAACGTGACGGAGATGAATCCAGCGACCGTACCGATGACATCACCGAGGAGGGAGATGGCTTCAACCACAACCCCGACGACCTGGATGACCAGACGAAAATTGGCCAGCAATGCCGTGCCCACCAGCGAGCCGATCTCCGCTACACGCGAAAGTTCGTTGCCGGTGTACTGCGCGGGAGCGAGCATTTTGGAGAGCCAGTCCCACGCCTGGCTCAACAGCCCACCCACTGCTTCCCATGCCGGGCGCAGCGGCTCGACGGCGCGCATCAGCTCGCCCATGGCAGCGGTTCCGGCGCCGCTGAGGCCATCCCAGACGCCACCCAGGAAGGCCTTGATCGGCTCCCAGTACTTGCGCACCAGCAGTGCGCCGGCGGTGATGGCGGCGACCGCGATGGCGATGGGACCACCACCAATCGCGCCGACGGCAGTCGCGACCACGCGGAAGCCCGATGCCAGGCGCATGGCGGTGGGGCCGAACTGCCCCATCTGCGCCAGCAGGCTGCCGCCGCGGAACAGCTCGAACGCCTTCTGCACCGCCAGGATCGGGCCCTGCAGGAATGTCCACGCATAGCGCACGCCGAGCACGGCGGTACGCATGCCCATCAGGCCGACCACGACCTGGGTGGTATTGGCGATCAGCTTCGGGTTCTCCTGCACGAACGACGCAACGCCGTTCAGCAGTTCGGTCAGCTTCACTGCCGCTTCGCCGACCGCTGGCAGCAGCGCGGTACCGAAGGCCTTGGACAGATTGTCCACGGCGATCTTCGCGCCCTCGATTTTTTCCGGATCGGTCTGCAGCTTGGCTGCAAAGCCGCTGTCGGTGGTGCCTGCCGACGTGTTCAGTGCCTTGTCGCGGATGCGGATGTACTCATCCCAGTTCTGGATCATCGGGCGTACGAAGTTCTGCGCCTGTGCATCGCCGAACAGTTTGCCGATCTTCGTCTGGTCGCCGGCGGTGGCCTGGATGATTGCCTGCATCGCCGCGTCGAATGGATTGCCGCCGCTGCTCTGCGCTTCGTTGATGATCCTGCGCAGGTCCAGTTTGAAGCCCTTCTTGGCACGGGCCTGCAGGTCGGGCGAGAGGATGCTGGCCATGAAGCGCTGCATGTTGCCGGCCGCTTCGTCCGCGCCGGTGGTTCCCTGGCGGGCAACGTCCAGGGCAGCGCCCATTGTGGCTGCGGCCGCGTTGCCGTGCATCTGCAGCGACTGGAATGCGCCGCCCAGCACCGGCAGTGCAGCGGCCATGTCCTTCAGGCCCAGGCCGCCGTCCTTGCCCGCTACGACCAGCACATCCAGCGCCGACTGCAGGCCGGCCGGATTGATCTTCAACGCCTGCTGCAGGCCCGAAGCCGCCGCCGTGACGTCGTCGATGCTCTGGCCGGTAGCGGTGGTGGTGCGGCCGATCGCGCCCAGGCTGGACTGCGCGGTCCGCGCATCCAGGCCTGCAGCGACCAGCTGGCTGACCGCACGCTGCAGTTCGCCCGCGCCCTGGTGGGTGCGGCCGGATTCGGCAAGGATGGTCTGGCCCAGTGCCGCGACCTGCGCGCGGGTCAGGTTGGCGGCGTTGCCGATGGTCTGGTTCTCGCGTGCGAAGCCGGCGGCGTTCTCCACCGGTTTGGCCAGCGTGGTGATGGCGCTGCCGAGCATGCCGCGCGCATCGCCGAATGCCGAGCCCAGCTTCTCGCGCTTTTCCAGATTCGCGGTGCGCTTGTCTTCGATCCGCTGCAGCGCCTCCTGGGAAGCGCGCAGCGCATCGGCCTCGGCACGCATGCGGACGAACTGGTTGCTCGACCTGCCCATGAAATTGAGCTTGCGCTCGAGCTTGTCGGCTTCATCTCCGAGGCGTTTCAGGCCATCGTTGCTGAAGGACAGTGCGTCCTGCAACGACCGGGAAACCGAGCCGCCGATCGTGATCGTTGTCGTTTGAACGTTACTCGCCATGTACCGGCAATCCCTGTATCCACCAGATGAACTTCGACACCCGCAGCGTCATGATCTCGCGCAGGCCCCAGCCGGTATGGCCGGCCAGGGCGAGCGTTCCCTGCCTGATCTGCGGCAGGGTCAGGTGGTAAAAAGCGCGACGCCGGCCTGCAGGCGGGCGTAGTCGCGCAGCGGCATCTTGCGCACGTCATCCGGTGCGATCTCGCACAGGTTGGCGATCATGCGCACTTCGCGCTGGGCGTCGGTGCCCTTGTCGTCCTGGTAGCGCTCCATGTCTTCCACGGTCGGCTCGCGCATGCGCAGCACGGCGGTGTCCACGCCGTTGACCTGGCGCGGGCGGGAGAGGGTGATTTCGGCATAGCCGTCGCGTTCGATGACGGTGTCGGCGCTGGTCTTGGTCTTGCTGGACATGGATGTATTCCCGGATGTCGATGGAGATGCGGTGGATCCGGGGGCGCTGTGCGCCCCCGTGTTCGTTGAAGCGGTGCCGGGGATCAGATGCCCAGTGCGCCGCGGATGCCGGCCAGTGCGTCCACGCCGCCCTGGCGGGCGATCATGTTGGTCACGTCGATCTCCTGCACGACCTGCACGCCATGGGTCAGCTTGTAGTAGCTCAGTGCCAACCCGACCTTGACCGTGCCCTTTTCGCCGACCTTGGTTTCGCCGCGGTCCAGCGACTTCACCTTGCCGCGCATGTTGTGCACGACCGAGGTGACCGAGCCATCGTCGGCTTCCAGCGCCTCGCGGGCGGTGAAGCCGTACTCCTTGCTCTCGACGACGTGGAACTTGGACATGATTTCCGCGTCATCGGAGGCGAAGGTGACCTCGGCGGTCAGCTTGTCGTGGCCGAGCACGATCTCCGTCGGGGCGAGCATGCCGCCGGCCTGGAAGTCCTCGGTCTTCAGCGACAGCTTGGGGGCGGTGAAGGACATCACGCTGCCGGCAAAGCCCTTGCCGTCGACGTAGAAGTTGAAGTTCTTGCGGATCTTGCGCGCCATGCTTAGAAGATCTCCGAGACGTAGTTGTTGTTCATGTGCATGCGGAAGGTCAGCTGCTCACCCGGGTAGGTCGGGGTGAAGTCGAAGTCCCAGTAGAAGCGGCCCTGGGCCACGCTGTCCGCTGCGTTCAGTTCGGGGTCGATCCAGCAGTTGCCACCGAGGATCGCGCCCTGCGTCTTCAGGCCGCGCAGGAAGGCATTGACGCCCTCGCGCACGTCATCGACGTAGGTCTTGCTGATGCCGCGGTCGACGGCCCACAGGTGGGCAGCCTCCAGGCTGTCGGCGATGATGTCGGCGGTGCGCACCACGCACAGGAACTGCCACTTCGGATCGATGCTGGCGGTGCGGTTGCCCCACAGGCGGAAACCACCTTCGCGGATGATGGTCGCCACGTTGGCCTGGTTCAGCAGGTTGGCGCGGCTGGTCGCATCGGACAGGCCGAAGTCGATCGCACGTGCCGTACCGACGATGCCATACAGCTCCTGGTTGGACGGCGACGCCCACCAGCCGCGTTCGTTGTCGCTGCGTGCGATGGCGCCGGCCACGGCACCGGAGGCATAGCGGCTGATGATCGCTTCACCCTGCTGCACCAGCACGGCCGGGTCAACCACGTAAACGCGCTTGGAGCCGGTCAGTGCGGTGGTGGTCTTGGCTGCATCGTCGTTGCTGTTCGGGCCATCCTTGATGATGATCGCGCGCAGCTTGTCGGCGATGCCGAGCAGCTCGGCGACGACCGGGTTGGCGAGCACGGTATCCGGGCTGGCCGGGTCGGCCGGATGCACGTGGGTGAAGCCCGGTGCCACCAGGATGCGCGGCTTCACGCCGACGATGGACTTGGCGGCGAGCAGTGCGTGCACGCCAGAGTACGCGCCGGTTTGTGCGTTCACGCCGCCCAGGACATTGGCCAGGGTGGCACTGTCGGAGGCGCCGCTCTCGACACGGATCACGACCACGACGGCTGACGACTGGTCGAAGATCGCGTCCAGTGCGCCCGGCAGGGTGCCGGCTTCGGTGCCGGTCTTGGCCGACAGCTTGGCAGCCTGCGACGGCGAAGTTACCAGGACGGGAGTGTTGATGGGGAATGCGTCGGCGTCAGCCAGCGGTGCGGTGCCGACGATACCGATCACGCTGGTGGATGCGACGGCGATCGAGCGGGCACCGGTGTCGATGTTGACGACCTGTACGCCATGGAGAAATTCGGTCATTCGGAGAGGTTCCTCGGTGTGGTGGTGTGCCTGCAGATGCAGGCGACGTGTATATCTTCGGAAAAGGCGACGGCGGCGATAATTGCAGCCGTGGCCCGGTGATCGATCAGACCCAGCCGGACGCGCTGACGCCTGCGCTGAAGGTGGAGACCTGCGCGTTGCCGCCGGCACGACGCAGGTGGACGTTGATGCTGGTGGAGGCACTCTCAAAGCTGGTGGACCTGGCGGGCACACTGATGGATACGCCTGCCGATTGCGTCGATGCCAGCGAGGCGAACGACGGTGCACTGTTGCTGAAGTACGCCGCTCCCTGGTTGCCTACGCTGAACTGCACGTCGTAATCGGAGGCGCTGGCGCCTGCCGGAAGCCAACGGCCGGAGGCAACGACCGTGTTGCTGTTGTTGCCGCCACCGGTGACGCTTCGGCGGATGCTGTAGTTGCCGTCGGACAGCATGTCGATCGAGACCGATGCCGATGCCGAGCCGGTCGAGTTGGTCTTGGCGCCGTTGCTTGCCGAATAGCCCTGGCCATGGAACGGCAGGCGATAGCTGGCGCTGCCGCGCGCCGCCCACAGGTTCGATACATCCATGCCGACGACGCGGTAACCAACGTCACCGCGTTTGCTGCCGTATTGGATGTGAGCGTAGCGACGGCTGAGGTCGGTGCCGCCCACCCGCAGGACGGAATCCTGCGCGTTGGGGCCTTCGACGTAGGGATCGAACAGGTCGTCGAAATCGACGCCTGCCGAGCGATATCCGCTGGCCATGTCAGCGCTCCGCCTTCAGCGCACGCACTTCGGCGGCCAGTTCCTGGATGGCTTTGGCCATGACCGGCAGCAGCTGGTCGAGCTTGATCGAGGCAACGCGTTCGCCGTTGAATTCCACGCCTTCCAGGTCGACAGCTTCGGGTACCAGTTCGGCGAGCTGCTCGGCGACGAAGAACAGGCGACGGCGACCGTCGCTGTTGTACTCCGGTTTGTAATGGCCCGTAGCCAGTTCCATGCGCTCGACGGCGGCCAAGCCATAGGGTACGGGGCCGTCGATTTCCTTCAGTTTGCGGGAGGAGCCGAAGTCGAAACCGCCAGCAGTAGTGAGGACACCGTTTCCGCTAAGGATCATCAAGGCACCCATGCCGCTTGGGTACGTGCTGATACCCCATTGCATCATGCCGGAAGCCATCCACCAGCCACCCTGTATCGAGTTGTCCAGCATGCCGAAGCCGCCGCCGAATGAGCCTTCAGAAGTGAAGCCGAAGCCGGTGATGCCAGTGTTGGGGTTTGGGGACTCTGGGGACGTGGTCACCTGCCCGGAATTGGACATGCGGATGCCGCGTCGCATCGATGGGTTGTAGAAGTGGAAGCCGTTGCTGATTGCATGCATTTCAGCGAAGCTGCTGCCGTCACCGGTAACGGCTTCCAGGGTGGTACGGGGGAATCCATTCAGCGTCTGCGAATGGAACCGGATACCTGGTTGGGACTCACCAGCTGCCCGGAACAGCGAGGGGCCATTGGCGAAGATGCCGGTGTTGAAGGTGTGCCGCGTGCCGTAATAGTTCATCGGAACATAGGCATCAACTGCTGGGTTCGTGCCCATAATGCAAGGGTAACCGTCCCCGGAGACGGTGATACGGACTTTGTTTCCGCTGGCTGGTCCGGCCGTGATGTGCGAGAGGTTCTTCAACTCGCCTGTCATCGTGTCGCCTGCCTTGTTCACCTTGCTGGCCGGATCGAAGTTCCCGCTGGTCCAGATGCTGCCGCCCGAATTCAACAGAGTCGTGAATCCGCCCTCGACATTCTTGAAGGAGAATGCAGGGCCTGTCTTGAACATGTAGCTGGCGCCGGAGCCGAAGAAAACAACGCCGTCAGTTTCGACATCCGCCCAACCGAGTACGCGAAGCGAGGAATTTTTGATGGCTACGCCGCCGGTGAAGGTTCCACCGGTCTTATCCATCTTCGACTCCGGCGCAAAATTGCCCGCATGCCACATCGCCGAGCCGTTCCAGCGCGGGGTGTCGCCGTGCTTGATGGTGATCTCACTGCTGGCCGCGCGATCATTGCTCCATACCCGCCACAGGCCCGCGTTGGCCCAGCCGCCGATGAACGACTGCTCTGCCCCCTGGGCGCCAAAGCCCACCAGCGGATACGTTCCGCCGACAAACTGCTGGTCGGTGAAGCTGTTCGTGCCTTTGGATGCCTTGCCGTCCAAGGCAGTCTGCAGCCCGGTGACATCTGCGATGACATGCTTGTGCCCGACCGTAGCGAAGTCACCCGCCAGGGCGAACGCGGACGCGTGCTTGCCGTCCAGGGTGTCAGCGTCCAGGCCATTGCCATGCCCGGTGTCCTTCAGTGCGGCTCCCTTCAGCTCCAGCGCAGTGCGTGCGGTGGCCGTGGTTGCGGCAGACAGCAGGGTCCTGGCCAGCGCAGTCGGCGCAGCATCGCCAAAGCGCTTGTCGGTGAATGCACGCAGGCCGCGCGGGGTCACCGCGCGCTGGGTGTCGGCTGCGTCTTCTGCCTCGGTGTTGGTGGCCAGCTCGACCACGCCCAGCACCTCGGTGGTGGCAGGCGGGTAGATGAACTCGGCGTTGCCGAACTGGATCTGTGTGATGTCCACGTCGGTGAAGCGTGCATCCGTGGCCAGCAACAGCATCGAGGCCGCCGATTTTTCCATGATCGGATCGGTCTGGCCGTAAGTGGCGAACAGGGTGCCATCGGCCAGGTACAGGCCGAAACCGCGCAGCGAATAGGCGGTGGTGCTGTCATCGCGGATGGTCACGTGCAGCGTGTCATCGCCCACTGCCTGGCCGCCGAAGGTGGCGACGCGTTTGATCTCGCCGGGCAGCGCGGTCAGGCCGGCCGTAGGCGTGAATGCAGTGGACGTCAGGCCGATCTGGGTAATCAGAACGGCATTGGTGCCGGTATTCGGCGGATTGACCAGCTTGGCGAAGCCGGCGTCGGTGATTTTCAAGCGCATGCGGGGTTTACTCTCCGATCAGTTGGATGCGGCGGAAGGCCGTGGCGTGTGCGGCTGCAAGCGCGCCGATTGCTGCGTCGGCCTGCATGCCCTGGGTGAAGGTGAAATGCGAGCGCACCGGCTTGGTGCGAGTGATCTCGCCGATGACGTCATCGACGAACATGCCGGTCGCCGACGTGCCGCCCTGGTTGGCAATGGTCATCACCGCTTCGAAGGTGTGTGGCGGTCCCTTCGGCTGCAGCTGCCACCATTCGCGGATCAGCACTGAACCGCCAAACGCTGCGACCACGTCGCGGACGCTGCCGGCCGTGCCCTTGCGGCGCTGGATGGCGATCGCTGCGCGCACGCGGGCGCGTTTGACCGATTCGGGCCAGTACGCCTTCCATTCGTCTACCGAGAGTGCCCATGCCAGCCAGGGCAGCAACGCGGCCGGACAGCGATCGGCATCCCACAGGGCAGTGATGTCCACCGGCAGCGGGCGGGCAACGATCGCCCGCGACAGTGCGCGCTCGGCATGGGTGGCATTGGGCGGCAGCAGGTTGGTCGACGACGGCACCCGGACCTGTGCGTCGCCGTCGATGATCACGCCGGGCCCAGGCGCGGCTGCGAGGGTGACCATGCCGCCGTTGATGGAAACATCGTTCAGGCGCCGGCGTCCCTGCGCATCCGTGCGATACACCGCCTGCACCGTTGCCAGCATGCCGCCGGGATGGCGGAACACCTGGTTCTTTCCATCAATCGCGCCACGCAGACGCGCATTGACCAGGCGCGTCGTGACGTCACTCATCGTTGCCACCGTGGGCAAGCGCGACGGCGGTGCAGTACGTGGCCTGGGTGCGGTCCACCACCACATCTGCGGCGGGGCTGTCGATCACTACGCGTTGTACACCTTCGGCATGCAACGCAGCGAACAGCCCGGAGCGGGTCACGTCGCGGCCGAGACGGTGCGATTCGACGATGTAGCGATCCAGGCGTGTGCGTGCTTCTGCCAACACGACCTGCGAGTCCGGGCCGGCGAAGGTGTACAGCGTGGCGCTGACGGCGTAGTTGATGATGCTCGCCGCTTTCACCAGCACGTGATCGGTCAACGGACGCACGTCATCCGCGCTCAGCTTCGCCTCGACCACGTCAAGCAGGCCCTGGGTGGCGGTGCCGTCGGCTTCACGCGACAGCACCGATACCACGACTTCACCGGGCGTGCTGCTGGTGGCGCTGGCGTCCAGCACGCGCGGATCCGCGCTCAGCGCATGGAATACATAGGCGCCCTCCGGGCCGGCCACGCTGAAGCCTTCCGGTCCCAGCTGGATGCGGCGACGGAAGTCTTCGTCGTTCTCGTAGCGGGGAAGGATGCCCTCCTGCGGCTTGCCCGGATCGAGTACCAGGCGTGCGATACCGAAGATCGCCGCCAGCTGATCCAGGTCGCTGCCGACCGCGTAGGCGAGCATGACGCCACGCGCGGCATCGTTGACGCGCTGGCGGTCGAGCAGGCGCAGGTAGGTGCAGACTTCAAGGATCTTGAAGGCGGGGTCCGACGGCAGCAGCGCGTCGAACGTGGGGTCCAGCGCCTGCAATGCAGTCAGCGACTCATCGAACATGGCTTCGAAATCGAGCACTTCGATGACCGCCGGGGCCGGCAGCTGGGAGAGATTGACACTGGTGAACGAGCCGGATGCCACGGTTAGCGAACCTCGATTCCTTCGATGGTGATGGCCTCGCCATCCGGCAGATGGATCCCGGTCACTGCCAGGATCATCACGCCGGGGGCGGGGAGGGAGACGTCGACGTTCTCGACGTGCAGACGCGGTTCCCATCGCGCGAGTGCGTCGACGGTGGCCGCGATAAGGTCCATGCGCAGCGAGCGGTTGGTTGGCGCATCGATCAGTTCGAAGATGCGCGAGCCGTACTCGCGACGCAGTACCCGGGAGCCGAGGGGTGTGGTGAGAACGTCACGCACGGATTGGTGCAGATGGGCCAGCCCATCCAGAGATTTGCCGGTGTTGGCGTCGATTCCTCGCATGGTCTCTATCGTCGTGGAGTACGGGTTTTCATGGCATTGCAGCGATGGCCCATCACGGCTGTGCCGGCGTGGTGGGAGCCGTCGGGCCCTGGGCGGTGTGTTTGTGTGACTTCAGGCTGATGGCACCGGCCTTGACGTCCGCCGATGTGCTGATGTCCTTGCCTGCGGTGATCGCACCCGTGACGTCCAGGTTGCCGGTTGCCTTGATCGACGGTGTGTCGAGCAGTACCGATTCGCTGGCATGCACTTCTGCGTTGGCGCAGTTGACGATGACCTTGCCGCTGCCGACAGTGATGGTCAGCGTGGTGGTTTCGCGGTCGTATTCGACGAGGCTGCCGTCGGCGTACTGCGTGCGCTGCAGCAGGCGTGCATCGGCCGGTGCGGGAAAGCGATCCTGATACAGACTGCCAAGCACCAGCGCCTGGCCGGGGTCGCCATACGGACATGCCAGCACCACCTGTTCACCGGGCTCCGGTGCGCACCAGCTGCGCATGCCCGGTCCAGCACGGCGTTCCAGCCAGGGAATCCAGTCGGTGAGCATGCCGTCGGCATCGACGCGCACGCGGCTGCCGGCTTCATCGAGCTCGCGCACGACGCCGATCATCAACAGGTTGCCGATCAACCGGGCATGTTCAGCGCTCATGGTGCGTCCTCCGCGAGCGGTTGGTAGTGCGACTCATGGGCCCGACCGATCTCCGGCGCGAAGCTGTAGGAGGCTTGCGGTACCACGCCATCGGCGTCCTCCCAGGCATTGCCGCCCAGCGCGATGGGCACTGACCATTCGACGATCCACGTGCGCAGATCCGGCTGCGCCGCTGCGGCATCCTCGGGTAGCGCGGCGATCACCTCGATCGCGCCGCTGGGTACGCCGGGAAAACGGCCGAGCTGATGCAGCCAGGTGGCCAGGGTCACGGCGGCCCTGCGCAGCTGCATGGCAGAGCCGGCTGCCGCGGACTGCACGGAGATACGTGCTTCAAAGCGCAGCACGGCCTGCAGTTGGCCGCTGCCATCATCGCTGTCCTTGCCACGGTCACAGCGGGTCATCGCCAGCAGGCACGCGGGTGTGGCCAGACTGCCGCTGTCGGCGTCGCGATAGAACTCGACGGTCGCGAAGTCGGCGAAGCGTGCCCGGATCGCCGCTTCGATGGCGGCGTGCAGCGCGTCGAGGGTGGAGGAGGGGGTGTCGGTTGCCATGTCAGCTCATGCGATGAATGGAAGGAAGAACGCGGCGGGCCGCGGCACGCGCTTTCTGCATGCAGTGTTGCCATTGGCAGGGGCGCGGGGCATTGCACGCGTGGCCGTGACTGGCTCGATCAGGGCCGGCGCGGTCCGTGAGCGCTGGTACTGCCATCAGCGATGCAGCCCGCAGGCACCCGTGGTGGTGCACCATTGACGGTGAAACCTTGCTGGCTGCCGAGACTGCACAGCAGCGCGCGCATCTGATCGGCCAGTTCGTGATACTGGCGTGCGACCGCAACGTGGTTGCGCAGCAACGCATCGTCATCGGCAGCATGCAGATCGGGCAGTTCCTGCGGCGCGCGCAGTTGTGCCGGTGCAATACTGATGTCAGGGATGACGAGGGCGGCCGGCATTGGCTTCGCGCCAGATGCGCAGGAACTCAGCATCAGCATCGCCGCGGTCGCGGCCAGGAGTCTTGGCATGGGTGTCGATGTCCTGTTGCAGCGTGACGAACTGCCGGGTGCGCGCGGACTGCATGGCCAGGCGCTGTGATTCGGCCTGTGCACCAGCCTGTGCGTTGGTGTGGTCCTGCTGGCGCGCGACGAGTGCGGTGTCGGCACGTCTGGTCTGCTGCGCGACCTGTGCACTGGCGGCAGCGAGATCCGCGCTGCGGTCACGCAGCTCCCAGCCCAGCCAGGCGCAGCCCACGTGGCTGGCAACCAGGCCCAGCAGGGCGATGCGAAGCCTCACGGGAATCGGCATCACTGCAGAAGCCCCCCAGCAGCGCGATAGGCGGTGCGCAGCGTCTCCAGTGCATGCTCCTTCTGCCCGTAGCCGGCGCCCGGCAGCGACGCCCAGATGCGGCGGGCGGCGGCGACCGCGGCATCGAAGCGGCCCAGGCGGATCAGATCGTAGGCACCGCATTGCTTGAGCAGCGCCACCGCCGCGCGATCCTGTGAGACCGGGCCGAAGTCCGGCAGGTCCAGGCGTGCACGCAGGTCGTCCCAGGTGCTTCGCAGGAACTGGTAGCGGCCGGCGGCGCTGGACTTGATGCCATAGCGCGGCAGCGCCACCAGTACGCGCGGATGGTCGCGAGGGTCGTTGAACAGCTGACCACCGACGATCACGTCGTAGCCGCGATCACGAGTGCGCTGGCTGGGAATGTCGGTGCCTTCGGATACGGCCAGCATGTCCAGGAACGCGGCTACGTTGGCGCCACCGAGGGCGCTGGCTGTTGCGGCGGTCATGCGGCTGCTCCCGATCGTTTGCGTACCAGGTCCAGCAGCGCATCGATCTGCACGCTCTGCTGGGCGATCTGTGCGCGCAGGGCGCTTACTTCACCGCGCAACTGGCCGATCTCCTGGGCCATGGCCTCGCGTTCGTGCATCAGCCCATCTGCGCGTGTACGTTCGGCGGCCAGCTGTTCCTGCAGGGTGCGCAGGGTGTTGCTGGTGGCTTCATCGGCGGTGCGGTCGACCTTGGCCGACGACAACCATTGACGCAGCCACAACGACACTGCGATCAGTACCCCGGAGGTACCGCCCAGGTACTTGGCCCAGTCCGGCACACCGGCCAGCAGGTCGCTCTCGTTCATGCGCGCGCGTATCCCTTGAGCAGGGCCGGATGGACGGCAGGGGCCGGGGCAGAGCGCGCACCGCGGAGGGCGCGCTTGATGGTGGTCTGCGATACGCCGAACTCCTGCGCCACGTGCTCGCGAGGCATGCCGCTGGCCACTGCCTGTGCGATCTGCTCGCGGCGCTCATGCGCACTGGCGGCGAAACAGGACGCCAGGAACAGCAGTTCACCGCCGAAGTGCGCGACCAGGCGCTGGGCCACCTCCAGGCCAAGAATGTCGATCAGTCGATGCTGATCGGGCAGGGTGGAGGGGACGTAGACGATGACGCGGTGGCGTCCGGTGGTGCTGGAGGTGGTTGGCGGCCACGCACGCACCAGCGTGAGAGCTGCGGATTGGCCGATGACCTCGGCAAGGGTCTGGATGCTGTCGGGCAGGGCGTTCATGGCGAGGTCGGTCAGTGGCATTGGTATCCACTGTTGCCATCCCGTCAATCACGTCAACACCTTTCATCTACTTTCATGGTCTTCGACTGAAGGCGTTCAGATGCATGCGCGAGTATGGCCGAGGACCTGCATGCGCGGGTTTGCAACTCGCCACGCGTTGTCTTCCATCCTTGCCTGTCGATCTTCTGGTTCTGTAGTACTCCTTGTCCTCATCTGCCGGAAACAAAGGCAGGACAAGGGAAGGCGGCAGGTACAGGGTGAGGACGGCCAGGGGCTGGATCCTCGGGCCGCGTGCGCCGGGCCCTGAAACGAAAAAGCCCCGGACGATGCCGGGGCTTCAGGACTGCAGGTAACGCTGGGTCAAAGGTCGAACACCAGGTTGCCGCCGGTCTTGCGCGGGATGTAGCCGGCATCACGCAGCCAGCGGGCTGCATTGACCTGGTCCATGCGCTTGACCGGAAAACGGTTGGCGAACATCAGGAAGCGTGCCACGGTGATCGACTCGCCCTTGCCCTTGAGCGCGGCCAGCGTCTCGATGAACCACGGTGCGGGGGGCTGCTGGTTGCCGGGGCGGGCGGCGGTACGTGCCTGTTTGGCGCCAGCGGCCTCGGACTGGGCGCCGGCCAGCGAGCACAGCGAAATGAAGATCGCATCCAGACTCACGATGTCCTTGCCACCCTTGGGCTGCGACTTGAACAACGCGATGGCCTTCTGGCGTGTCGACGTGAACTGTTCGACCTCCATGACATTTCCTCTCTGCGAAAGCGGTTGGGGATGCAGGGTGACGGCAGGTGCCGTCATTGATGGGGGACGACCTTACATCATTTTCGCCGATGATGGGCTGCAACCTGCGTAATGAATGAATATGGGAACGGTCCTGGCCCGTACGGCGGCGGTTCCGGCAGGGCGTTCAGACCACACCACGGCCCATCAACTGGTTCAGGGCCATGCGTACCAGATCGGCGACGCTGCGGTCGTTGTGCAGCTCGATGTCGACCAGCGTGGCAGGCAGCGGCTGGCCGCCGGCATGCAGGTCGACGCTGTCGCAGCCAGGGCGGGTGATGCGGATCACAACACCTCCCTGGCGACGGATGGCGCGGGCCTCGTCAGTGGAATGGACATCGGGCACCAGGCCGCCTGCGGGCAGGCGCGAGAACAGCGAGCGTACCCATAGCTCCGGATGGACGTGCCCGCGCCCGCCTTCGGTGCTGGTGCCTTGCCGCAGCCGGGCTGCGAAGCTGTCGCAGGGCAGCGCCAGCGCAGAGGCCAGCCCATTGGCGAGGGCGTCCTTGCCCACGCCCTTGCCTCCGGCGATGCCGATATACAGCGGTGGCCGCGTCAACGGGGTGGATCGTAGCGGTGCGCTACCAAAGGCGGAACCGTAGCGGAACGCGGCCAGTGTGTCGGCGATCATGCGCTGGCTGTTGTCGAGCGAGGCGGGAATCATGCGGTATCTACTCCTGGGGGAATGCGCAGGCGCGGTGGCAGTCAGCAATCGCTGCCCGTGCTGCTGCGGGCGCGCAGGATGCGCTGGGTGATGCGGCCACCGCGTGCGGCGGCGGCGATGGGGTCGAAGCACAGCATCGCCGTGGACGTGCGGCGGCCGGCGGCGAGGTGGTCGCGGATGGTCCGCTGCGACAGCACCGGTACGCGTTGATGGATCTGCTGCACGGTCAGCTGTTCGCCTTCAAAGGCGTGCGGGCGGGCGCGAGGCATGGCTGGGCTCCTGGAAGGTGGCATGGCCGTTGCCCACATCTTGCCTTTGCAGGCGCTCCTAGTAAACACCTTTCATCTACTTACATCTCAGTTTCGGCGTGCGAGGCTGTTGCGTGCCATATCCGCAGCGCGGCCGCTGCCAGCCGATCGCGCTCGGCATGGCCGCGTGCCACCTGCACGCGCTGGAGGTACTGCTGGCGATGCCGGCGCGGCCCGATCCTGGTCCAGCATCCGTGCGCATCGACGTAGGGGTAGCCGTCCAGTCGCAGCAAGTGCCGTGCCTCGCAGTCCAGACGCCAGTCGGCGCTGCTGCTCTCGACATCGCATCCGTCGTGGGTTCGCGGCATCAGAACGGTCCGGCGGCGTGATCGGCAGCGCTGCGCTTGCGCGGTGGCATCAACCACACCTTCGCCCGCTCCTTGCCGATCAGCTTGGTGCGCACGTCATGGCGCTTGACCACGTAGGCTGCCGCTTCGTTGACGTCACGGCGGTTGGGCTTGTCGATGCCCACTGCAATGGCGATCTCGGTGGCGCGATAGGGCGTGCTCCGGTGCTCGGCAGGCAATGACCAGTCGAAGTGACGGTCGATCAGTTCGGCGATCGGCGAGATCGGTTCGTGTTCGCTGTTGGTGGCGTTCAGCGCATCCAGTTCATCGCTGGCCAGATGCCAGGTCTCGCCGTTGCAGTAGAGCGCATGGGCTTCGGCCCAGACCTGCTGCATGTCGATCCGTGCCGGTTCGCCCAGCGCCACCGCGTGTACGGTCCACCAGCGCGTATTGCCGGTGGCATCACGCAGGAAGCGTTCGTCGTTGACACTGGCAAACAGGATCGTGCGCCGTGCGTAGCGTGATTCGGTGCGCGCATAGGGACGCCGGATCTCATCATGGCTGCGGGAGATGAAGGACTTCAACGCGGCGATATCGGTGCGGCGGAACGTGGCATCGACCTCGCCCAGCTCGACGATCCACTTGGAGATGACCTGTTTGACGCTGTCCTTGTTGGCCGGGTCCAGCACCACGCCATCAGCGATCAGCTGCAGCTCGCCCGGTGCCAGCTGCCGTGCCCAGCGCGTCTTGCCCAGGTTCTGCTTCGACACGAAGGTCAGTACACCGCGGGCGACCACGCCATCGGGTTCGAATGCGGCGGCAACGCCGGAGATCAACCAGCGTCGCATCAGGATCTCCTTCAGGACGCGGCCGTCGGCCATGCGTGTCGGCTGGGCTTCCTGCACCGTATCGAAGAACGCCTGCAGGCGTGATTGCCCATCCCACGGCCGTGAGGTGATCCAGCTGGCGACCGGGTTGTACGGATTGGCTTCGGCCACCTGGCACAGGTTGGTCTCGAAGCTGGCGATGGCCATGCCGGCGCGGTGCATGCAGTCCATCACTTCGCCGGCGGCGACCTCCTTGGCGTTGTCCACCGTGGTCTGCAGGCCGGGGACGAGGATCTCCAGATCCTTGCGGATGACGTTGTAGCGCACGGTCACGCCAGTGCGCCGGCACAGTTCGGCCAGATTGCGTGCGGTCGGCAATGGTCGGCCACGCGCGCTGCAGTCGGGGAACGGGGTAAAAGTGTCGAAGGCGGAGAGATTGCCAGGTACCAGATAGCGCGCGGCGGCCGTTGCCGGCGCGTCATCCTCTGTGGCCGCTTCATCCCCGGTGGCGGCAGCGGCGGGCATCAACTGCGCACGCAGAACTTCCAATCCTTCGCGCAGATGCAGATCGTTGAAGTCGGTGGGGCGGTCATCCTCGTCGTGCAGAATGGCGAACTCGGGCCATACCACGCGTGCGTCGATGTCCGCAGCGGCATGCGTTGCCTGGGTGACGCCGGGATTGTCCAGCGGCTGCCGGGTCCATTGATCGTTGTCGGCACAGATCACGAAGCTTGCCTCGGGCATGGCACTTCGCCATGCACGGGCGACCGAGGCAAGATTGCCGGCGTCCCAGGCCACCACCACGCACCAGCCGGTCGCCTGATGGATGGATTCCGCCGTGGCATAACCCTCGGCGATGGCGATGGGCTGACTGGACAGTGGCTTGCCGAGCACATGGAAGCAGCCCTGTTTGCGGCCGCCAGCCAGGAAGCCCTTGTCGCGACCAAGCGCCAGATCCATGCGTGGAAAGATCGCCTGCAGCGAGACAATGCGGCCTGCGGCATTCATTACCGGGACCAGCAGTGTGTTGTCGATGTGCCGGAACACCAGGCCTTCGCTGTTGCGCACCGGCCAGGCCGCTACGCGCAGTCCGTGCGGCTGGATGCCCTTGCGCACAAGATACGGGTGGCTGGCATCGGCAGGCACGGCACGGTTCCACAGGACATTGGCCGCCTTGGCCGCCGCGTCCTCGCGCTCGCGCTGCTGTCTTTCACGGTCCGCGCGGGCCGCTTCCTGACGCTGCCGGATCGCACGCTGCTCGGCGGCGGTCAACGACGTCGGCGACTTCGCGCACCACCCATGGCGCAGGCCGGTACGCCAGCTGCCGAACTCGCCGGCCGGCACGTCGTCGCCGAACAGCACGGCCCAGCCATTGCGGGTGCCGCGCCGATCCCCCTCGACGTGGAAGCGCACCAGCGTGCCGTCCGCATTGAGTGCATCGCGGCCACGCGCATCAGGCACGATGCCGTGTGCGTGCATGGCCTGCAGGAATGCCGGAACGATGTCCTGCACTGGGTGCGGTGTCTGCATTCGGCGGGGTCCCCTTGAAGCATGGTTCGGTTCACTGCGGCCGGTCGCGGCCATGGTGCTGTGTGCTGCCCGCTGTGCGCGGGACATGCGGCGGCTGCCCGACGCAAAGTGGTCAGTGGGTGACGGAAGGTGGTGACATCATCATGGTGTCGGAACGGGTCTGCTTTTGCAACACCTTTTGACACCTTGCATCCCTGTCTTCGAATGGCGTCTCTTCCGTGAGGGATCTGCGATGACAGTCGCAGATCGCCCTCATCGAGACGATGCGTCGCAGCCGGCGAGAACGCATTTTCCGATGATGCCGGTGCCGTTCGACACGGCCCTTCGCTCTCTCTCATAGCCCGGCCTGGGCACCATGCACAAGGAGTCCGCATGTCTGAAAACGAATCCGATGAAATACGCCTGTCCGACGCCGCGCTCCCGCCGCACGCGACCGTCGCGGCGTTCTCAATCGGTGCGACCACCCCCCGATAAAATACGACTGGCATGACGGACACCATCGACGAAGCGCAGGAACTGGAAGCGCGCCACCTGCAACGCGCCTTGGCCCAGCACGCAGTGCGGGCCAGCAACGTTGCTCCTCTCACACCCACTGGGGAATGCCACAACCCGGACTGCAGCGAAGACTTCGAAAACGATCCGGCCAGACTGTTCTGTGGGCCTGCCTGTGCCGAGCGTTTCGAAGCCATCCATCAACACCGCAACGCATAG